GACGATGGGTTGCCGGAAGCCAAACTCTTTCAGCGATGCGGCGACAACCGAAACCGCGTCGTCATTCTTGCGCGGGTTGCGTGCGTATGGGATCACCTTATCAATCGACCACATCTCAACTTTCATGCCTGCTCCGTTGTTGTTGGCGTTGTCTCGTCATCAGGCGTCATCTCTAACACTTGCCCCGGAGCCTCGACAAGCTCCTCGACGATTTGCAGCGTCTGCCCGTGTTCGATCTTGAGATTGTCCCGCACCTTGCCTTCCATCCGCTCGGCAATGAACACGACCGCCCACGGTTCCCCCTTGATCGCTTTGGAAACGACGACGCGCAGGATAGCTTCGAGGATGGTCGGGTTGTCTGGCATCTGACGAAACATCTGTTGCATCTTGGACAGCAACGGCTCGGGTACGTCCTCGGCGGTAATGCGTGCGAGGATATCCGGGATTGCTCTTGCCTTCGGCGGTCTACCCTTCGGATTGCCCGATTGACCCTTGCGGAATCTGTACGCCTTGATTCCTCGCTGCTGGTCAGCGTTGATCTGTTGTTCGTCGCTCATGTCTTGAAAGGGTAGCATGGGCTGTCAAGCATGCCGTGCTTTGATCAGGATTTATGCGGAAAACAGCCTGTTTTCGTGATGATAAAAAAGTTCACTTTTCGCTGTACACGTGTACTCAAATTGAGTACACCTATTGCATCAAGTGCGGGATACACCCACACAGAAAGAAACGAAGGAGCAACATATGCAGCACGCAACATCAGCAGATCAAATCCCCGTAGGAGCCACAATCTACTGGCTCAACGGTATGCAAGAAGTCGAAAAGGCAAAGGTCATCATTGCCCGCCATCAAGTCACCGATGCCGAGTTTAAGGCAGTAAAGCGTTACGGCATTGTCATACCGCTCGAAAAGGTGTTCGGCCTGTCATCTGACATCGAATACAGCACGAAGGGAGCACGATAATGAATGCAGAACAGATCATGCGGCGGGTCAAGGAAATTGAGTATCTAGGTGCAGGTCAGGCAATGTACTACTCACCAGCGAATGACTCTGTGAAAATAGGTCGCGACGGATGCCAGCCGTCCAACACGATATGCCTCCGGGTAGGTCCTGATCACATCAGCGACTATGACCTTCACATAATGCAGTCCGATATCAACGATCAGATCAACGCCGACTAGCACTAAAAGGGAACACAAATGAACACGATCACATTACTGCAAGAGTTCGCCGAGCAGCGTCCGGGTCTTGAGTTTGGCAATTACGGGTGCCGCCAATCCTATGCGTCAGAGCGTCGCACAATCCAGAAGCAGCTCCGGCACGCACGACTGATCCTCGAGGCTTGTAACAGTCTCGGAGTATCCGACGAATGCTGGAACTACGCAATGGAGACCGACCGACTCAAGATCCGCAACGGCGTTGTCGACTTCACGGCCTGTCAGTATTTTCCGACGGAATACAGGCTGGCTGTCTGCCGGGTCGCAATGTCAGCGATATGGGCGCACTTCCTAACGGTTGGTTGCAAGACACGCGGGGAGATTGCACGCAATGCCCGCAAACACATTCCGGCGGCTATCGTTCGCCGCTGGTTTAGCTGAACGAAAGGGAAACACAATGACACCTGAACACGCAGAGTACGAATCGAAGACGGTAGTGACTCGCGAAGGCGAAACGATCGCGGTGCTGCGGATCGCATTTGAAGCTGTCTGCAATGAGCAGAACTGGAAATATCCGTGGGCGGCAATCGTTGAATCGAGGCGAGTCGGACTCGTAATACGCGCAACACAATTTTTTCACGCTGACACGCCCGAGGTTGTAGGGATCGAACCAATCACAGGACGTATTCACATGGTCGGCCACGGATACAAGGCAGACTGAAAAACTACTCACGCCGGGTCCGATCCCCGGCACAACAAAACAAAAGGGAAAACCAAATGACGAAGCAGGAAATCAGAGAGCAGCGCGAGCAACGCGCCGAACGGGTCGCGGATCAGGTGCAGAGGGTGCTTGCCAACCCGGACGCGACGATCGAAGACGTGCAAGGACTGATCGAAGACGTGCAGGGACTGATCGACGACATAATCGCCGCGCATAGCGAGCGACCGGAGGCGTGAGCATGACAAACGCAAAACGGATTGCCGAGGCAATCATCTGCTACCTAGTAGCAGCGCACATCATCTGCTGGACCGCAACTCAGTTTATCGGGCGTCTGATCGAGGAGGCGGTCAAATGAGCAACGATTTTGCAATCATGCCGCTCGACCTGTACGACGCCGTGATTGCCGCGGACCTATGCCACGCCCGGTTCCGCATTACGGAGTTTGGCCCGGTCCTGCTCGACGATACGCACACCGGAACGCTGCACGCATACCAGCGCGAGACTGGCGAACGACTGCTCGCATGGTTCCGCTCGCAGGTCAACGAGGATGCCAGCATCGACCTCGACGAGATGATCCTGCGGCTTGACCGCCTGCGCTTCCCGATCAAGGTGCAGTCGTGAGCGCAGTTGCTTTCCGTGACGCGCTTTCCGCATGGATGCTTGCGAGCGGGTACAATGCCCGACTCGCCAGCCTGCGCCTTGGCATCAGCCAGCGCACGCTTGAGAACTGGCGACAGGGACGGTGCGAGCCTCACGGTTATGCCCGCACAGCCCTGCTGCGTCGTTTTAGAACGGCGGAACGTCATCGTCCGCAAACGCCGGAGCCTGCCGCTCGCGCAGCAAGCTGCGAAGATGCTGCTCGGACTCCTGAATCGTGAGGACCGGAGGTGCTGACGGTTTAGCAGTCGGAACGCCTGCATCCTGCAAGCCCGGACGGGTCACATGATCCTCCGGGTTTTGCTTTGCCCCGGCAAACGATACCTCATTGACGACCAGATTGGTTTTCGTCCGCGGCTCGCCTGTTTTCCGATCGTTCCACTTTTCGGTTTCCAGAACGCCGTCGACGACGACAAGCGTTCCCTTGCGCACGTACTTCATCACGACGTCGCCAAGCTTGCCCCAGACGGTGCAGGGCATAAACGTCGTGCGCTCCACCTCTTCGCCGGATGCTAACTTGCGCATACCGCGGTTGTTCGCGATGACAAAGGATGTCACTTGCTGACCGCCCGGAGTCGTCCGCTGCTCCGGTTCATTCGTAAGCCTGCCCTGTATGATTGCCCGATTGATCATAATACCTGCTCCTGTTCCTTATATCTCCAGACCTTGATTTCCCTTGCGTGAGCGGTCGGCGTGCTGGATGTCCGCCGCCCGATCAATTCCCATTCGTTGCCGCGGAATACCGCGCCCCACGCGTTCGGATGGTGCGGGTGGCGATGCGCCTGCTCGGTCACAACGCGCAGATCGTCCGCGGATACTTCGCCGCGCTCTTGGCTGATGCGGACCGCCTCGGCGCGGATCCATGCAAGCCATTCCTCGGCATTCTGCTCGACCCGGTCCAGCCCGTCGCGCCTGCGGGCGTTTCCGTCCGCGTCAAGCGTCCAGATCACCTTGCCAAAGTCATGGTGCGGAAATAGGTCACTCATCGCACATCCTTTTCGTTGATCTTCGTTTTTGGTCTCTTGAATATGATCTTTGATCCACACCTGCAAACGGCAACATTTCCAGACCATTTCAACATGAGCCCACATTCTGGACAGTCGCGCATTTCGTTCAACGGATGCCTACGCTTTCTCATCTGAACGCGCAGCCGTTTATTTTCGGCGCACGTTCCTACGATGCCGAGATGGTTTGCCCAGTCGACGCCGCAAGCCGGACAAGCCGATGCACGCTGTTCGTGACTCATCTCCCGACCTCCTGCCCGCGAACTCGCGCCCCATAGCTTGCAGGAGGCGTGAACCGCTGGAACGGCAAACGGTTGGCGTCGCAGAACTGTTCCCGCTCCTTGCATTGCTCATCCTTGTCCGGCTCGCAGATGATCGTCCAGCGGTCCTCCGCGGTCGCCCGCTTGAGCCGTGCCTGCCAGTCCTGCGAAGTCTCGGCATATCGGCGTGTCTCCAAGCTTTCGCCTCCGTTCTGGAGCTGCACCCGGCTGATCGTCGTGCAAAAGTGCGCGGTCGATTGCGTTGCGTGCTCGCGCCTGCGCAGCTTCATCTCGCCGATTATGTCACGCGCTGACGGAGCCGGGACGAACTGCCCGGCGGACGCCTTCGGCCACTTATCCGCGAGCGACCGGATTGCGTCTGCCGCCTCGCCGATCCAAGGACGAGTCTTGCCCTCGAACGCGGCAAGAATCTCGTTTTGATAGGTTTGTATTTCCGCTGCGGTCAGATGCTTGGAAAACATCGCCGCGAATGTCTGGTGCCATGTGTCTGACGTCTTCGTCATAGTACAGTCTCCACGTGTGTTGTATCGAACTTTTGCGCCCGCCCACGGGACGGCTGCGCTGCTGCCCATTTCGCCAACAGGCTCTTGATGCTCCGTATTCTCCGGCCTGCCGCGTCAACGAATCCGACCGCGGCGTAATGATGGAAACAGGCTTCTACGTCCTCCGCCTTGATTTCGACGCCGCCAGCCGCCTTCTGAAAGTCTTCCATCGTCCATTCCTTTTCCGGTTCGCCCTTATATATATTCTCTCTTATTGGAGATGGAGATGGAGAGGAGCCTGTATGCATACCCTCATGCATTGCATATGCAGTGCATACGGGTTGCATAGGTTGTTCCTCGTGCTTCCTGCGCCATCCTTTCGCCGCGTTGTCAGCCCGTGACCGGACGTATTCGACCCGCTCCTGCCTGATCTGATCCAGTCTAGGATTACGCAAACGCCCATCCTCGCCCTTTTGGAACTTGCGCAGTACCTTGGCAAGGGTCTGGTAGTCAGACCGCGCCACGAGGCTGATAGAGCGTTCGTCGTCGTCGATAGCACCTTCTGCCCATTGGTGCGCCAAAAGTAGGAAATAGGCTCCCACCTCTGTTGCACTAAAGGACAATGTGCCGCCGAGGAAATCGTCAACGTAAAGCGGCATTGTTGGACCGAGTTTGCGGGTCATCCTGCTGCCCTCGCGCTCATCGTCTTGACAGGGTACGCCTTCACGCCGGGTATATTTGCCGCGCCCTTGACCGCCCGGATGTATGCACCGACTTTCTTTTCGTCGACGATCAGCCACTCACGCGGAACGGCGTTTGCGTCGATAACTTCGAACTGCCATGTCTCGCGGTAGGTTATGCCATCGACCGCGGGCGTCGCCTTTTCGACCATGACAACCGGAGCAATGACCGGAGCCTCGATCAACTCCTGCGCGGCCTGCGCGTCGCCCGCCTGTTCTAGCGCAGCGGCTTCCTCGACGATGCGCTGCTCCTCCGCCCTGCGTGCCGCGGCCTCCGCCTCAATCTGACGCTGACGGACGATCTGCGCCTGCTCGGTGTCATATGCAATCATTGACGCCTTGACGATGCCTTCGGCCTGATCTAGCGGGTCATCCGCCTCGTTCTGCGCCGCCTTTGCCCGCTTGTGCGCCTCATGCGCAGCCCGGACGATAGGTCCGAACACATCCGCGATGCGCTTGCGGCACGTCTTGATTTCGCGGAGGAAGTTTGCCGCCGCGCTGTATTGATCCGCGGTCTTGATCTCGATTTGCCGCGCCCGTTCTGGGAATGACAGCGCGACCATGCGCACCGTCTCGACTTCTGCCTGCTCATTCATGTCTCTGCTCCTTCGTGTTTTTCTGACGGCACATTGTGCGCCGCCTTCCATTTCGCGACCGCACACGCGCCCGCGAAGACTGCGAAATCACTCTTATCATCAAACCGGACCAGCCTGTAAACAGAATCTTCGGTCAGATTCAACGCGAACCGCTGATGCACGCAATGGATGCACGCGGCGTAGGCGGCAAGCTGCAGCCCTGCCCACACCGGGACCGTACCTGTCTTGATATCGATCACGGTTGTCTTGCCGTTCAGGCTTCCAAGCAGGTCCATCGTGCCAGCATACCCGTGCGCCCGGTTGTACACGCGCAACTCGAACGCCTGCACGATGAAGCCGGACTGCTGGATGAACCGACGATACGCCCGGACATAGGCGTCGATCTCCGGCATGACCGACGACTGGTCAAGCGTTCCCTCGTTCAGATACTGGATCGCGGTATGCACCGCCGTTCCGCGGAGCCGTGCGCGGTCGTTGTACCAGCGCGGATCGGACAGACCCGCGGCGCGAATGATCTGCGTCACGGAAGGGACGAGGTTGCCAGCCTCGTCCCTGTACTCGTGCCGCTCCGCGTCAAATGTGATCGCGGAGTCCATTGTCAGCCCTTTACCTCGCCGCCGCCGTCGATCTGTTCGCCCATCGGCGTTTCGACAACAGGTTCCGCGGGCGTCTGGTCCTGCGCCGGATCCTTGCGCTTCGGCATAACGATAACGTCCTCCGCCTTCGGGATATCCTCGAAGCGGTCTCCGTCACGCTCCAGCGCATCGCGGAACTCGGCGGATAGCACCATGCGCTTGGAATGCTTGCGGATGCACGACTTCAAGCACATCGCCTCGAAGTCCGTCACCCACGGCCCGGACTTTCCTGCCCGACTGCGGTTGCGGATCGCCTCGCATTCTGCCAGCGTCATGACCTCGTAATCGTCGGTCCCGTCCTTGTACCGGACGTGCGAGTATACCGCCGCCAGCGCACCGCGGTCGTTCAGCCAGTCGATCTCGTGTTCGATGATGCCGTTGCGCCAGCTGAACTTGTCCTTCGCCTTGACGCTGACTGGTTGCCATAGCGCAACGTCACCATGACGCCGCGCAAGCTCGATCAGCCCCTTGTAGTCAACGATCAGCGTTGCAACGTTGCCGTACGGGATAAGATGCGCCCGCCGACCGTCCGGCTCCAGACCGAGCGCGGAGCAATCAAGCAACGCCTTGGCAAACGATTCCGTGCTGCACTCCATCAGTTTCGGCGTCTTGAGCAGCGATGTCGCCGCGACGCGCAACATCCGGTCCGCCGTCATGTGCGACGGTAAAGCCCGGGCGATCTGCTCGCGGGTTGATTCAAGCGACAGGTAGGACCGCACATCCGCGGCACGCGCCACGGCAGCTTTCTTCATCTCGTTCATGGTTCCCTTTCTTGCCGGATTGTCCGGCTATCTGCATACAAGGACCGTCACCGTGACGGCCCACGCAATTCCTAAAAACACAGCAACGGCGGTCGCCAGCGACGCAATGCGTTGCCACTTGTAGATTTCGTCGTATATGCGCATAAGGTGATCAATCTGCTGATTCATCATTGCTCCCGTAGCGTTTACGTTCGACCAGCACCTGCGACCAGAGGAAACGCCGCAGCATCTCGGATTCAGACTGATTGTTCCGTGCTGCGATGCGCCGGATCGCCTCGCGCAATTTGACAGGCACGCGGACGATAAGCGTCTGCGCGTAGTTTAGTGTTTCGTTCACTTTGTCTCCTTGATGATCTTGGAAAAGTCAGGACGCGGAAGCTTGCCGCCGTTGAGCCGGACCATCGACTCGTACACGCGCTCGTAGCACGTCACGCAGATGCGACCCGGAAACAACGCAAGCTCGTCAACGCGAGCGTGGCAACGCTTGCACGAGACGACGCAGTCAGCGGGAACGGAGGCGGTCACTTGGATGCCTCCTTGATCGCCTCTTGCTTCGTCGCGAAAAAACAGGCATCGCCAATCTGGTTGCCTTCAACGTCCTTGATCTGCACGACCCACGATTGAGTGAACCAGTCGAACCAGACATCGCGCACAAGCGGCGCGGATTGTTTCTTTCCTGAATGAGCAGAGGCGGTCACTTGACCACCTCCGGCTTGGTCAAGATCCACCATCTCTTTTTCATATTCACGAGTCCGTACACCCTGCTACGACAATTACCGAACGTCTTTTTTCCCACGGGCAGGATTTTCGCGCCCTCGCAGTCGAGATATCGTTCCTGTAGATATTGGCAATCCCACAAATCCGCTACTACTTCAACCATCCCATTGATTACAACTTGGCAGTATCTTGTTTTCATCTCGTTCGCTCCTTCGTGTCTTGCTCGCTAGGTTCGTCCTATCGATGTGCGTAACATTACTTATTACGCCTGCAGTGTAAAGTGTTTTTTTAGACCTTTTTCGTTTTTTTTGTAATACGCGCCAGAGCCTCGGCAGCGTCGAAAAACGTGCGAGACCTGCTGTGGACCGTGTATCGACGCGACGGGACGCCCGCCTTGTGCAGCTTCAGGTAGATCGCCGCCGGAGCCAGTCCGGTCCGCCTTCCCAGCTCGTAGCTGTCCACCCATCCACGCGGCACAGCCATCTGCGACGAGTTGAGAGATTCGACGAGCCTATCAACCGCATCGTCTATATCGGCAACGCCCACTCGCCGCTTGCTGGTCTTTCGCATAATGTCACCACCGTTTGTCCGCCGGGCTTGTACACACCGAACGCAACGCCGTTGCCCCACGCCAGCGTTGCTCGCCGTCTCCGCTCATAGCCGATCCGGTCGCCGAGCCATCCGCAGCAGTATCCGCGTGACGCCTGCATAGTCTCGCCAGGTCTCGCCTCGACTCGGTGCAGGTGTCCGAAAATGACGCTTCTCCCGTGCATCTCGGCGTGCGCTGCGACAGCGTTTTTGCCGCACATATAACCATGCCCAAGCACGCAATCCGCGCCGAGTTCGCGCCAGCCGTCCTCTATGTCGTACGGAATCAGCCCGCCGTCGCATCGCCACTTCTTGGCATACGATTTCCAGCTTTCAAGGATCATCTGCGCAGCCTCGGCTCGGACCGCGTCTAGATCCTCCGCGCATTCGTAAATCCGGTGCTCGTGATTGCCAGCAAACAGGATGCGACGTTGCACGCCCGGTGCCTCGAACATCTCGTTGAGGAACCGTTGCCCGCTGGTCAGATCCTCGCGCACGTTTGCCGTCTCGTCCTTCGTACCCTTTGCGCCGCGGCGAAATGCCCGCGTGTCGACCCAATCGCCAAGGTGCGCGACTGTGTGCGGTTTCCATCGATCCAGAAACCGCAGGACGAATCGACGGCATTCATCGTTGAGATAGGTTCCGTGAGAGCAACTGACGGCGAAAAATCTGCGCCAACCGTTCATTCCTGCAGCCTCCTGTAGCGGTCACGCCAGAGTGCGCCCGCGATGATATGCGCAACGCGGATCACCTCCTGCTCGTTCATCTCCGGGCGTGCATAGTGCAACGCCTCATGCACGACGGTATCCATCCGCTCGCGACTCGTTTGTCGCGGGTCGACCTCGATGACCTGCGTTCCGAATACGTGCTGACCTGCCGCCCGTTGCCGACCGAGCTTGCGCTCCAAGATCGCGGGCGGCCTGCGCTTCACGTCTTGCCGTCCTGCCGCTCGGCTTGTAGCCTGCGCAAATGAGCAAGAAACCCAAAGCCCCGATCCGCAAGCGTCTCGTCCGTGATCTGGATGCGCTCTTTTCCGAAGTCATCCGCAAGCGAGACGGCAACACCTGTTTCGTCTGCGGAAGCCGGGAGCGTCCGCAATGCGGCCACATCTTCAGCCGCGTCAGCTATCGCACCCGATGGGATCTCGCCAACGCCGTCGTCATGTGCTCCGGTTGCAACCTTCGGCACGAGTTCGACCCCTACCCGCTCCTTCGCCGTTGTATCGATTACTACGGAATCGGCGGACTCGATACCCTGTACGCCCGGACCAAGGGTGCCAGCCGGATCAAGACGAGCGAGCTGATCGGACGTCGCAATGCGTTGTTGCTTTTGCGGGATCACATTCCGCTACCGTAGATCGCGCAGCGTGCGCACGCCATCCTGAATCGACAGATCGCTCGTTGCGCCGAATGTGAAAGTGACGATCTCGCTGTTGAGATCATAGGATGATTGCTTCACGCCGCGGTAGGTTGTCCCTCCGTAGGTCACGGCGTCATAGAGTCCGCTAGGCGTAAAAGTGAAGCGTGCGCTGATGGTGCCGTCGTATCGCGTCGCGTTCTGCTTGGCAAACGCCTGCGATGACAAACCGCCCGCGGGCGTTGCATATGACTCGATGATTGACTCCCGATAGCCGACCGCCGAGGAGATCGCCGGAAAGGTGACATCCACGAAGTCCGCAGTAGTCGAGCCGCCCGAGCGCATATAAATCTGACCGCGCACAAGCGCAACGAACGGCGCGGATGGATATTCCGGTCGCAGCATATTCACGAACGGAACGCCAAGACTTGAAAAGCGGTAGGAGCCTATCGACGCACTTGTCGGAGCGGTCCCGAACCACTTGATTACGGAGAGGCTCGCGCCTGTCGTCGTAATGGTTCCGGTCCAATCGCGATAATCTCCGTTCACGGTCTGGATGATTGATTTCAGCTCCGCCTCTGCCGTGTAGTTCGACGAGTTGCGGAAGATGCCGTCAAGCGTCAACCCGGTTCCGTCGCTGTATGTAAAGCTGCGGATTTTCCGCTGTCCCTCGATCTCGCGATGAACGCCCATGATGCGATTGCCGGGAGCGTAGGTACCGACCGTATCACGCAACGCGATATAGTTTTTCGATGCGGTCGAAGTCGTTGACGGTGCCGGGTTCTGATAGTCCACCGATTGCAGAAACTCGTATTCCGTATCGACTGCATACGATGTGCGAAATCCTGAAAGCAGGGACTGCTCCGTCGTGATGTTGAATGATATGGCATCAGTAATATTGACCGCGGACGGACTTGAAAGTGAATCGTCCGCGATGTTCAGGAGCGGCGTGCTGGTAGAATAGATGACGGACGTCGTTGCCGATGCCTGCAAGCCGAGCAGATACCGCAAGACATCGCCCTTTGTCGCCTCATAGAATCGTTGCGCGGGCGATATCGTGACCGCGTTGCACAGGTAGTTATTCAGCTCCAGATGACCGCTCTGTGAGATGTACGGTTCGACGGTTGACTTGATGTTGTTTGCAAGCTGCACGTTGGCATCGTTTTCCGGCCCGGTCGGGCTGTTCTGGTCCAACTCATACAGCGGACCGAATGCCGTCCATTGACAGCGTGCGCGGTCCCCGCTTCGCGTCAGGTTGCGCTTGACCCATCGCCCGCGGAATATGCGCGTCGAGTCGCTGAACAGCTCAACAATGCCGTTCAACCCTGCGCCTGCAAGATTCGACGTTGCGCTTGCATCCGTCGTCACGACAAGCTCGTCAGCCTGCCCGGATTTGTAGGTCACCGCCGCGTCGGTAATCTTCAACTGTGCGAGCGTTGATCCGTTTATCGTGTAGACGGGCATTGCATCACCTGTTGTATAGGATTTGAGCGTTGTTGACGCTTGCAGCATTTGCCGCCGCCGCGGACGTCGCCTGCGCTCCGCTGATCCTCGCCTCCATCTGCGCAAGCCGCGTCGCGATAGTCGCCGTGAGGCTGTTGATGCTGCTCGTGAACTGGTTCGCCATTCCGGTCACCGCGGTGCTCATGCCGGAGATGCCCTGCGTCATCGACGTCGCGCCCTGCGTCGCTGCTGTGCCGAATGCCTGCGCCGCGGTGCTGATAACCTCGCCGCTGGTCACGGCCTGCCGCGCCGCCTGCTGCGCCTGCCCGGTCTGCGTAGCGGCAAGCTCCTGTATCTGCTGCCGGATCGCGTTGATCTGCTGTATCGCCGCAACCGCGCCTTGTCCCTGACCATCCGCCGCCGCCGTTGCCGTCGCCTCTGCGAGTCGCGCCTGCAGCCCAGCCATCGCCGTCTGTACCGTCGTCCGGGCTTGGATCAGGTCTGTCGCAATCTGTTCCGTCGCCGTCGCAACGCCGATCTGCGCAGTCTCAAGCCGGATGTTGGCTTGGTTGAGCTTGTCCATGTTCGCCTGAAACGCATCTTGCGCCGTCGCGGATGCCTGCGTCGCCTCGTCGAGCTTGGCAACCGCATCCTGCAGGCGTTGCAATGACCCGGTCTCCATTGCGCCCGCGGGCGTCTCTTGCGCTTGCGCCTTCTGCATCCGCTCTTGAATCAGGTTGCCATTCTTCGCGAGCGCAACCGCTTTCTGGTACTCGATACCCAGCTCTGCCGCCGCCTGCTCGATTGCCGTCTCGATCCTGCGCTTGCGTTCCATCGCTTCGTTAGATTGCCGCTCGACCTGCGCCTGCGTCATTTTCAGAAACGCAACATCTGCTTTTGCCGCGGCAACCTGCGCCTCCGCTTCGGCACTCTTTTGCGCAGACTGCAGTTCAGCCCGGACGACCGCAAGCCGTGCCTCCTCCGCCTGCTTGACCGCCGGATCACCGCCAGCAGCCGCAACGCGCTCCGCGGAGATGCGCTCCTCGCGAGCCATCGCTTGCCCGATCTGCGCCTGCTGCTGCGCTGCGAACAGCGATTGCATCGCGTCGAGCTGTGTTTTCTGCCGCTTGAATGCCTCGGTCAGTTCGTTCGCCTTGTCGATCTTGTCCTGCATCGCCATGTCCTGCTGCGCGATACGGAGCATGACTTGTTCGGCGTCAACGCCGGATTCGTTGAAGCCCTGAAGATTGAGGATCACTTTTGCAATTTGCGCGCCCAGTTCGTCAGCGGCCTTGACTGAAAAACCAGCCGCAAGTGCCAGCTTCATTACTGTTCCGACGGCACCACCACCAGACAGGTTTACGAGGCGCAATGCGGCCTCCAATGCGCCGCCGCTGATGGCCCCGTTATTCATGGCGTTCGTCAGCACGTTCATTGACGCGCCAGCCTTCGCCGCGTTCTGTGCTACTTGCGACAGGTTTGCATTTGCCGATCCTGTGTTCTGCGCAACAACCTGCGCCGTTCCTGACGCACTCTGGAACGACTTGGCAAGCGCACCCGTCTGACCTGCTGCTAGTCGCGCCCGCGCTTCGAGTAACAACGCTTGATCGGACGCCGATCGCATCGACGTTCCGAGCGTGCTTATTCCGCTCGTTTGCTGCGTCTGCTGATTGACCTGCGCAACGCTTTCGTTGAGCCGCTGCAACTGACGCTCTAGTACCTGCCCTCCGTCGCCCGCGCTGATAGCCTGAAACACGATCTGATAGCGGATGTCAGCCATTGCTTGCGCCTCCTTGGATATACCCGGTCAGGTTCTTGCGGATCTCGCCGAGGAGCGCATCCTTGCCAATCATCGCGGACGGGTCCGCCTTCTGCGTCACCTTCTTTGCGAGCCAGTACCAGACGCCCGCCTGCGCGACAGTCAGTTTAGGTTCAGCACGCTTGCGCTGTTTACCCTTGAACAGCTTTTGCAAGCTCTTGAGCAATCCGGGCGACTTCTTGCGCTTCGCTGCTTTCCTGCCCGCCGCAACAAGTGCCGGACGCATAACGTCGCGTCGCGGATCTTTGACCATCGCAAACTCCAGCTCGACCGGAACCTCACGCGCCGACTTGCCGTATGCCGCAGCTCGCGCCGGGATCGTCAGATACTTGCGGCGAACGGGCTTGATGACGCCACCCTTGACGCGCTGCCGGATCGCCGGATGCGTAACGGACAGCGTTACGCTCGACGGCGTTGCCGTGAAACTAGTCGCCCGTGCGAACTTCTCAAACAGCCCGGGACGGGAATGCCCTAGCTTCGGGTTGCCCTGATGCGTCGATGTTGCAGATTTCATCTCGGCGTTTTTCTTTGTGAAAAACTCGACGAGCGCGAGACGCCCGGCAAGCCCGATCTGCTTGTTGACCCGTTCCTGCCGGATCTGCTTCACCTTCTGCAGCATGAACGGCGTCGCCGTGTCGATCCTGATATCGGCGCGGTACATCAGCGCACCGCCTCGGACATCAGCTCGCGCAGCCGTTCCGCGATTGCCGGAGAGAATGAACGCCCGGCGTCAGTCTTGACGGGCATCGGATCGACCCGCGGAGCCGGACGCTCGCCGGGAGCGACTACGCCGAGCCGCTCGGCCTCCGCACGCGGAACGTCCTTTACCCACATACCGGAATTGAAATCGAACGGCGGGTACGGATTGCCGAAGCGCGAAATCGTTTCCCAGATGCGGTCGCCTTTCAGCGCGACATATCGGCCCTCGTAGGTCACGCCCCCAGCGTCAGCCCAGCGGGTATCCCAGTCCCGCGGAACTTCACGATCACCGAGCCGGAAAAGCTCCTGCGCAGGAAATGCGTCAAGCCCCTCCTCGCTGTGTCCCTGAACGTGCTGCCCGTAGCCCTGCGCCATTGCAACATTTGTGTCGGCAATCAGGTTCAACCGCGCCGCGCTGCGCAGGTTCGTGATGCTGCCCTCGGGTGCCTTGGTCACGTATCCAAGGTTATCAAGGATGTCACGCATCTCGACGCGGAAGCGGGTCGCGTCCATGTAGCTGCCGGGCGTGCCGCCGCCTGCCGCTGGTTCAACCATCCGGGCGATGCGGTCGCTTACCTCCTGCAGAAATGTTGCGTTTGATACACGCGCCGAGAACATCGATTGCCGCCGGATCGATGCCTCGATCTGCTCAAGCTGTGCCGATGACAGATTGGTCGGCATCAGCTTCTTCGCCTGAAGCAGCCGCACCGCGTCGCGGAACGGAATGGGCTTTGCCGCGATCATAGGCTTGCCGTGGTCGTGCCGACGTTGATGGTGAATTGGATGTCAACTGACACGCCGGACTGCTTCGTATCGACCTGCGCGACGTGCGCATTCGTCCATTCGATATTTGACGTCGTTCCATCCTCCTTGAGTATGCGCAACGTGCCGTATCGCTTCACCTGCGCGGGAAACCAGAGCGCGTAATATGACGCCTCGTCGATAGTTGCCTTTTCGACTGTCACGCCGAAGCGCAGCGTGCCGGAGCGGTTGCCCCGGTCGGTAATGCTGACGAACGACGCGCCGATGATGGTATCAGTCTGCGACAACGCGCCCATCGTGAACGCAATGTCGGTCGGCCCGACGAGCTTGTCTACGCCACGCGCCGCGCCATCGCAAAGCGTGTAGTCAACGGACGAAACGCGGATGACGATTTTCATGGCGAGCCGCGCCCGCCATTAGGGACCGAATCCGACCGTGAACATCGTGCCAGCCCCAGTCGGTCGGGTGCTGAAAAACTCGATGTCATCGCTGCGCAGGTTCTCCAAGCTGTACAGCATCGGAGCGGAACGGAGCCGCAGGTTGTTCAGGACGACCTTCGGCGTGCTTGCGCTTCCGCCCGTGATCGTAAGATTGCCCGCCGCGCTGCTGATATCCTTGCCGAGCGCGTTGCCGTCTACCGCGAGACGATCCATCAACTGCTTTGCCGTGAAGTTGAGCGGCTGAAATGTGCAGGTGATGTCGAGCCCGCTGATGATGTGATCAACGGTCCCGATGTTCGCCGCCATAATGGGCGTCGTCTGCAGGTCGAAGTCGATGGAAAAGCCGCCCGTGCTTTCTATCTGCGATGTCCACCCAGCCGGACCGCTAAACGTCGCCGTGTAGGGAACCGTCAGGACGTCCGACAGAGCAAAGTTGCGTTCGTCATTCGGTGCCGCAGTAAATGCCGCCGTCGCGCTGTAGGTGTACAGGCTGCCAGCCGTCGAACGCTCCTGATTGTTCGCGATGATGCAGGTGATTTCGACCTCGCCCATCAGCGTTTCAGCGGGCGTCATAATCAGGCTCGGCATCTTCGTGATCGCGCCGCACGCAAACGTGAACCGTTCCGTGCCGTCAATCGGCCAGACCTGCACAGAGGTATCAGACGATCCGAACACGCTGCCGCCGATGGTCGGGTTCGTGTACGGGTACAGCACGGTCAACTGGTTTGCCGTCCACGCGCCGACGGGTGTGAACGTAATGCGAGCGACAACATCGCTCGTGCGCTCGGACAGCTTGCCGCCCGTGCTGCTTACGATGTCAAACGTCTCCGGCGTGATATCGACCGTGATGTCTCCCTTGCTGTAGAACGATTGCGAACCCATGCGCACGATTGCCGGACCGCGGATGATGCTGCTGCGTGAAATTGCCATTTGTCGTCCTCCTGTTTATGCTGCTTGCTATGGTTCCTCGGGTTCCTGCACCGGAATCCAGTTTGCCTTCGCCCTCGCGCTGACCGTATAGGTCAAAATGCCTTCGGTGTCACTAACCAAGTCGAACCCGGTCAGGTAGATCGGTTGTGCGGTTTTCAGCGGATGGAACACCTCGAACAGCCGCGTGATGACGTCGGAGGCGGTCTTGCCTGACGCCGATACGTTGTCAGGGTCGCGATTGATCAGGACGTTTTCGACTACCGTGAACACGGGTTCTAGGTTTACGACGTACGCGCCGACGGATGGATAATCAAGCGTGCCGCGCTCAAGCTCGAAGATGACGCCGATGCCTAGCGTCGCCAGAGCCTTTTCGATGCCAGTCTCGACGTCGCCTTTCTCGTCGAGTATGCAAGGAATGTTCTGCAGCTCCGGGTCAGCCTGCATCCGTTCAAGCACGGCCTGCCGCGTCGCATCAATCGGGTTCATATCGTGCGCCCGTATTGACTAGCTGGTTGTGACGTTTGACTTGCGCTTGCTGACAACAGACCAGACGCCCGTAATGATGACCATGAGCGCACCGATAATCGAATTGACGACGCCTTCATCCAGTACGCCCTTGCTCACGAAATAGCCGCCGACTGCGGCAAGAATTGCACGCACAACGCCAAGTATCGCTTCCATGATGTCGACTCCTCGTTTGATTTTACGGTTGAACTTCCACACCTCGAACAGTAGCAGCCACCACCGCAGCCTGTCACGCAGCGTCATTTCGCCATCACGACATAATCACGCCAGCCGTTCCAGAGCTGCCAACGATGCGACAGGCGAGCCGTCGCCAGCGGTCCCAGCAGATTGCGCGCCCACAGATCCGAACGCAGCATACCGTAGCCGTGCCATCCCCAGCGTTCGCCCCAGCTGTTTTGAAATAGGATGAAATGGTTGTTGTCCTGCTCCAGCACGCCGATGATGCAAGTCGCATGTCCGCCCGGTTCAGGAATTGCGAATGAGATATGCCCGTTCTGCGGGTTCGGATCGCTCCATGCCTTTGATACGGTCGTGCCTTGCAAGACGGGCTGATCGCATAGCTTGCGCGATAGGTCAGCAACGCCAAGGTTCACCATCTCAACGACGGTGTCAGGCGGTAAGATTCCAAGCGCGACCGCGGCCCGAAAGCCCTGATCCATAAACAACCCGCCGGAATCGATAGGCTCATGCGCCCAGAACATCCGACGCGCCTTGCGCCAGATTGCCATGCCGTCGATCTGCTCGCCGGGCTTTAGGATCGCCTGCCCGTGTGTTTTCCGCAGCATGATCTCGATCCAGTTTGCCGTTGCGAATCCGGCGCACGCGGGAAAATGGTGCTGGTTGTCGGTCGGAATGGCAAAGCGTGTCAGGTGCGATTGCGGTACAACGTCAGAGTCTGCCCAGAGCATGATGGGCGTCTGATATTCGGGCATCCGCTTAACGCCAATCATCTGCTCGAATGGTAGGTGCATGGTGTGCCTCAATAGGTCGGCGGTTGAATCAGCTTGCCGCGCTCATCGCGTGGCGGTCCAATGTAGCCGTCACGCTCGCGCACCTCAACCGACGCGCAACCTGTCAGAATGACAACCGCCACAACCGCAAGTGCCAGAAATCTAATCATCGATCCGTCCGGCTGTTATCCTCGCGGATGTCGGTGCGGCTATCCGTCTGCACGCTACTATCGCCGGAAACGGTCACGTACACGCCGCCTTCGGAGTCGATTTCGATGTTATTGTCCCGCGATGATCCGCCGCCGCCGTCGCCTGCGTCCAATAGCTTGCCGACGCCCCAACCAGCCGCGGCACCGATAACCGGATATGACACCGCCTTGACCGGGTCCTCCTTCACCATGTCCCACGTATAGACATAGCCGCCAACCTGCTCGGCGCGCTCGTTCGCTCGACCATAGGCATCGATCCAGAGCGCAGCCACGCCAAACGCTAGACCGACCAGCATGATGGTCATCACTTCGCCGCTACGGTTGCTTGCCTTCATAGTCTGCCTCCTTGTTCAAAATTGCCTGCCGACTCCGAAATAACATTCGACGCCCTGCTCGGTCCCGACCTGCTCTGTCACCGGATACCAGTTGAACCGTCGCCCCGGCGTCGCAACACACCCAGCGCTCGCCACCGCAAGCAGGACACACAACGCGGCTCTTGCGGTCCGGCCTGATCGTTCCGATCCCGTGGCATTCACGGCATGACTTCCAGCCGCTCACGCACGCGGTTGCGCCTGCTGTCGGTCCAGCGCATCGGCCACCCGTTGCAACGCTGCAATGTTCCGTTCCTGCAGCTCTGACAGCTTGTCCTCGCGGGTCGTATAACGCTTCCAAAGCGTGTACGCCGCAAATGCGAGAATGGCAGACGGAGAAAGGGTTGCGACCTGCTTCATAAGCGCAACGGTGCCATTGACCGAGACGTCCGGTACTTCTGCGACCTGCGCCACCATTGCCCACGCGCCTGCGCCAACGGTTGTCATCAACTCCAATTCTCGCGTCGTCATATTCACTCCCTGATTCCGAGCAGACGTTCGATGTTCTCAAGCCGTTTCTGAACCTGCCCGTTCATATCGGCCTTTGCCTGATCGCGCTTGAGTTTAGCAGACGCGAGCGCGGCTGTCCTGTTCGACTTGGCAGTCTCCGGATCATAAGGTGACGAGTGCGCCCGGAACGTCACAAGGTTGCCCTCGTCATCCGCCGCAATGCCAATGCCGAAAGCGTTAGTCTCTGACACCACGATGACCTGCGGAGCCTCGATGGGTCGCGTGTAGACGAGAGGTTGAAGCTGCGCCCGCTTCGTGGCGATCTCCTCCAGCGTCTTGCCCGACACGCCATCCGCGAGAGCGATCAGGGTCTGCGCCTCGACGTTGAGCAGAGGGAACTGCTTCGTTGGATCGTATGTCCGCAGCAGAGCGTTGACGTCGCGAAACTCAGGGTTCCGGTACGGGTCGCGCTCGGCCACGTTCACCGCACGCGCATACGGAGGGCAGGACTGCGCCTGCTCTGCCGTCTCGAATGTGTAGACGTAGTCCTGCGCCTGCGCAAGCGACGCCATCAATGCAATAGAGGCTATGACTTTAATGATGTTCACCACATTGCTCCCGCGCAGCCTGCTCCGCCTGCGGAGCTTTGTGCGCTCCCTAATCCACGTCCTGCGGTGTACGTTGGGTGATCCTGCGCCGCAGGTACGCCACTAATCGCTGCCTGTCCTGCGATGAGTTGCGCGAATGTGACATAGTTAGTATCGGCATACGATAGGCCGCCACCGCCACCTGCCCCTGTATTCCCTGAAGAAGTTCCAGCCGCAGCGTTCGTCTTTGTTGCCCCAGCTCCACCATACCAGCCGCCTCCGCCTCCACCAAGCCATGAAGTTAGTCCTACATTTGCGCCGTTTGTTGATGCGTTTCCTCCTCGTAAATACGATCCATTTTGGATCGTACCTGTGATTGCATAGTTTGTACCAGCCGTTGCCGCTAGTCCGTACTCATTAGAAGCCCACGCGCCATGACCAGATGCAATATTCGTTGTGGTTGGTGAACCACCATTCATGGTTCCAAAATAAAAGCCACCGCCTGGACCTCCGATTGCTGCCGAGTTTCCACCACCACCCGACCCACCTGCGATCAATATTATATTCGTGGTTCCGCTGATGGCGATATACGTTGCCCCGCCTCCGTTGGCGTGATTGGTGCGTCCTGCGCCTGCCCCATCTATTCCATATCCGTTGAAAGGACCATTGTTGGTTGCTGTAGAGTTGCCCGCCGTCCCGACCACGATGTCGAACACGGTCCCAGCCGACCCGACCCAGATCGCCCGCGCATGACCAGCACCGCCTGCCGCTGCGCCACCACCCGCGCCCCACGCCGTGAACAGGATCTGCGTCGAAGGTGCGACCCACGTATTCGTCACGCCCCAGACGGTCGCCCATTGGATCTTGTTTGTCCCGACAAATGGAGTCGGAGACGGTGCGCCGAGTGCCTGTGCCACCCAGTTCGTGCCGTTCCACGTCGCCACCTGATTGACGCCCGTCGCGCCTTTTGGCAATCCGGTCGTGATCGTGAACACGTTGCCCTCGTTGGTGATCGATGCGTCCCAGCCGTTCGAGACGACGAGGAACACGCCGCCAGTCGTGGCCGAGTTGAAGCCGGACAGCGTGCCGGAGCCGCCGCCACCGCCGCCCGTGTTGGTCACGGTCACGCTGATGATGTTCGTCGAGACAATAAGATTTGTCACGGTCACGCTAGTTGATCCACCGCCGCCGCCGGACGCGCCGAGGTTGGTTACAGTCAGAAGCGTATTCGTCCACGCGATGCTCTGCGCCTCGGAGAATACCGCGAGCCTATCGCATGAGAGCGTGGCAACGAGCACATCGTTGGTGTTGTATGATAGCATCTTGCCTTCGTATTGGCCCGGCTGAATACCAGTGAGCGTCAACGATGCCGTTGCCGTGTCGTTCGTGATGTCAACTGCCGCCTCGGATTCCTGCACCGATACGCCGTCTCGCAGGTCGAACACCTTATACCGCACGACGCGGTTTGACAGGTCGATAACGGTTGCGCCCTGATACGCCTTGACCGTGAACCTAAATCCGTACCGCAGATCGACGGGCAGGGTCCGGTCGGTGCAGGTAAACGTGACGACGTCGTTGCTCACGCTGTAGACGTTCGCCCGCGCTGCGAATACGGGCAGGAGTGCCGCCAGTATGACCGCGAGCCTGATCATTTCAGCGTCCCGATGACCTCGACCCATCCGCCCGTGCCACTCCCGCGGGCGTTCTCGTAATAGAAGGCGATGATGTTTGTCCCGCCTGCATTCGTGAACGCGACGCCGGAGAGCGTGCCTGCAATCTGCCCGTTGGTCGGATAGCTGAACACGCGACGCATGACGTTCGTCTGGTAGGATTGGAACGTCGTGAGCAGGGTAAAGTCCGCGCCGTCGTAGCCGTCGAGCGTTGCCGCGTTGACGCTGCTCACCAGATTGCTGTAATCCGCCTGCGCCGATAGGAGCGCAGCCGTCAGCGCAGCATCCGCGCTGATGCGTGCCGCGGCCTCGCTGGTGAAGCTCGTCTGGAAGTAGTTGCTGACCGTCGTCAGGTTCGTCGTCAGCGTTGCGTTGAACGAGTCGACGTTGTTCGACAGGCTCGCGTCCGCTCCGATGCGCAACGCCTCTTGATTCGTCCACACGATATACAGCGCATTGGACGCCAGCGCGATACCCGCAAGCAAGTTCGTGTTGACGCTCTGCAGCGTGTTCGAGACGGTCACAAGGTTTGCGATGTTGTTGCTTACTACGACGCCAAGCCCGAGAACGTCCCGCGCCGCGTTTGTCGCAATAGGCTCGACGCTCTTGGCAAGGTTCGATGCAACGACCGCGATTGCGTACGCCAGCGCGGACGTTGTCGATGCGCTGTTTGCCGTCGACAGCGCGGAATCCGCCACATTCGACACGGCGATCAGGTCCGGCAGCGTTGCGTAGTTTGTCAGCGTGACCTCGTACAGCGGCGTCCCGGTCGCGATGCCTGCCGCGGTCGGCGTGTAATTCTCCCAGCGGTTCGACGCGCTGTTGTATGCCAGAACGTCTCCATTTGTGACGCCGTTGATGAATACGTTGTGCAGCTCGTTCAGCTCGTAGCCGTTTTGGATCATCAGCGCGATTTGACCTGCGCCGACGTTCGACTTTTCAACGACGCCGATGCGGACGCCGTGCAGCGGAGCGACCGGGCGATTGGTCTGCAACGTGCCATTGAGTCCAAGCCACAGCTCCGCGCCTTCGCTGAAAGCGGACGTATCGATATTGTTTGCGATTCCGTGCGTACCGATAAACCCGAGTCCGTTCGCCGCGATAGCCTCCAGCACAAGCCCGAACGTCTTTGCGCTGGTCGCGTCGCCTGTATAGCTTGCCCGCTTGACGGTTGCCCGATCCCCAGATGCGCCGAACAGGTACACGACTTCGCCCTTCTGTATCGTCGTCGTCTCTGCGTTCCGCACATAGGCGACCATCTGCTGCGACAGCGGAGTCGTAATGTTGCCGCCCGTGAGCGTTACCGCCGGGGTGCCGTTGGCCGTGTCCCATTGAATCCGCCCGACAGCCGCCGCCCCGGTAGGTGCAAGGTCCAGATCCAGAAAGTCCGCCGATTCGATGCCCGCGTTGGTCAGGTTGATTGACTGCGCCGTGATCCTGTAGAGCGGTGATCCGGTCGCGTAGGTGCTGGCCGCCGTGACTCGCGGCAAGTATCCGGTCGAGGCTGCCGTCCATATCGGGTCCGCCTCTACATAAAGCGGTGTCCCGGTCGCGTAGGGTGCAAGGTCCACGGTATAGAGCGGCGATCCGGTTGCGACTCCGGAGAGGAGTGCGCCGTTGCCGTAAAAGGTGCCTGCGCCGACAACGGTTGCGGTGACGCTCGCCGCGCTGACGATACCGAGGCTTGCCGTGTTGGTCGCGTATGTCTGGAAGAACGATCCAAACTCGCCCTCGTACACGTTTTCGTTCACCACGGCGTAATCCTCCGCGAGCGTGGCGATCATGTTCGTGCCGCTGAAAGCCTGAATACGTGCGACGTACCGCGTGTTGAGCAGAAACGGCGGAGCGGTCGGCGTCGCGTTGATCCGCACGACACCCGAGGTTGCCGTGATGATCGTCCCGGTATAGGCGAGAAGGAAGTTGCCGTTGGTGTCGCTATACCGCTGCTGCACCGCGAGCCCGGTCAGGTTGTACGCGCTGCCGTTCTCCCGCGCCGTGAGCGTGTAGGTGAAGGGGTAGCCATCCTGCAGGTCGATCGGATGCGCGTTAGGATCGAGCGAAAGGATATTGTTCGTGAACGTATAGACCTGCGCCGAGGCGGAGCAGGTGACGAGCGCGAGGATGAGGGCAAGACGTTTCAAGGCCATGAGAAACTCCCCGGTATGCGGAGCCACCGATTGCTCCGCCCGATGTACAGGTACAGGTTCGTTGAATCGACTCGCATCTCGCCGTTGACGCCGGAAGCAGTTGACCCCGTAGGCGCGAGAGCCGCCGAGACGAAACGAGCGTAGTTTGTCTGCGTCGATTGGAATGAGCTGACGTTCAGATATGAAGCCGCCGGGATACCTCCGAGCAGGTCCGCATTTCCAGCGTTGTTCGCGTAGGTGATCGGAGCCGCCCGCCACAGCTTGTTCGTGCCGTCATAGATCAGCGCATCGCCGCTATTGCCCTGCCACGGGTTGACGTACACAAACCCAACAGCGGCATTCGACAGGACCATATATCCGGGAGACGAACCATCATACGCGCCGATGCTGTAGTTCAGCTCATTCGTCATCGGGAAGGATCGGTTGAACCCGACCGGAGTGTTGAGCGGAACTGCAGACGCCGCGAGAGTATATGCCGCGCCCGCCGTAGTCGTAGCCGCATTTGCCGTAGAAAGCGCAACCGCTGCCGATGTGGTCGCTGCGTTAGCGATAGCGACTGCGGTGTTCGCCGTGATGATGCCAAGCGCAATCGAGTTGGACACGGCAGTCCATTTCGGATCGGCCTCCACGTACACAGGGGAACCAGTCGCGACGTTCTGCACGTTCCAATATGCGCCAGTTTCGTTCTGCTCGATCTGTATGGCCGAGCCAACGACGAAAAACGAGAAGTTGGTGAGCGCGTATGCGTTGCGCGTTGGCCCGTAGGCGACTTCCCCGTTCGTGTCGATTATGCTCATCATGGATCCCGCTTGCAGCTCACCATACGTCGGCATGAGGTGCGTCGTTACGCCGGAGAGCGTCGACCGAATGCTCCAATAGGCGAACTTGTCGTACACGATATCGAGGCTGCCTTGGTCAAACGCGATGCGGTTTGTTCCCATGCCCAGAGTCGTGTTGATCGTGCTGACGTTTTGCGCCGCAGACAGAGCCGAAGCTGCCAGATTGGAGACCTGCAGGATCCGCGTCCATGCTACCGTTCCCGTCGTCTGCGCCGAAACCGCAACCGTATTCGCCGTGTACGCTAGGTTGCTGCCTGCGGTCCCGACCAAGTACGCGAGATCCCCAGTCGCCTGCGCCGTGACTATCCGATTCGACAGGTCGATCGCGTTTGCCGCCTGCGCCGAGTTGATGCTGGTCGCAGTCTCCGCGAGGTTGGATACGTAGGACAAATCCGCCTGCGCTTTTACCTGCCAAGATGTGACCGCTGCCTCGAGTCCGACCCGTAGGCTAGACTCGACCCCCACAGCGGCGACCAGAGCGTTGGACGTTAGCGTGTTGTTGGTGATGATTCCCGTGATCGTGTTCGTGTCGAGGTTGAGCTGCGCGAGGATGTCCGGCTTGTACTGCGACCAGAACGACGGGAAAACGACCGTCCCGGAGTCCAGCGGGTAGTTGGTCAGGTTGGCGATCGGCCCTCGGTAGATGCCGGAGTAGTGCGGCGACCACAGGACGCGAGCCTGCAACCTATCGCCCACGATGCGCGGCGGCTGATTGCTCGGCAGTCCGTCATAAATGACCGTAGCCGCCTCGTAGGTCTTGACCGTCAACGCACTATACTCCGACGGCAGAACAAAGCGGACATGCCCTCCTGCGGCGTTTATGACGGTCCCTGTCCAGAACAGGAAATAGTTCGTGAGCGTGTCATCCGTCGCATACCAGATCGGAACGGCGGTCGATGGAACGTACACGGCGTTCGTGTTGCTGCGGATGAACAGGTCATATTGAACCTTTTCACCCTGATACCACGAGACCAGCGGCTTGGTCCGCGTGTCTTGGATGTTGTTTGTCCGCGTGATGGTCCGGATATCCAGCGGCGTCTGCGCGAATATCATCGCCGGGAGAAACAGCCAAGCGATCCAGCGTGCGGTTGTTGTCATGCTCCGTCCTGATTGTCGCGGTTATAGGTCAACGTCCGCTCGCCCATAAGCGGCTTGGCCGATGCGATTGTCTCGGTGCTTTCTGTGATCGGATCCTCGACCGCGAAACGGCAATCGGATACGCGCTCCAGCAGGTTGATCGCGTCCCGGTACTCCTCCTTACGCTCGTCGGAAATGGCGATCGGCAACCGCGTGATGAGCCGATAGCGTATGAGGTTGAGCGTGGCGGATTTCAGCTTGCTCGGAATCGTCGTGCCTGCGCCGAGTGTGTTCCGGTCACAAGCGGCGATATACCCGCGCACCTCGTCGACGACGGCGGTGATGATTTCGGAGAGCGGGTCAGCCTGACCCGACGCCTTTGCTGCGCTGCGATATGCGGAAAGCTCGGCACCCGCCAATCGGGTTTGCACGTCCGCCTCTGTGATTTCCACCCACGCCATGACGGACCCTCCGCAACCTCAAACCCGATGCAGAGGAGAAAGGGTAAGCCTCTGCACCGGGTCCGGGTGCCTGCCTGTGGTCAGGGATACTGCGTGAACACGACCTTGACGGAGCCAGCAGCGGCGTTCGTTCCGAAAGCGGAGAACACCAGCTTACCGCCCTTGAACAAGTACGGTCCGTTCGTGACGGTCGTCGATCCGACTCCGCTGGCGACTGTGATCGTCGCAACGGTATTCGTGATGCCGTCCTCGACATGCTTCACCGTTCCGGTAGCCGCCGCCGGGAGCACGCCGGATACGTCGATCGTCTTCGGAGTCCAAACGACGTAGTCCTTGGTGTTCTCGATCGTGGCCGCGCCCAGAGCGAACGAAGCCGTCGCCTTGTGCGGAACCTCGGCGAAAGCCGCGCCCGCGATCAATGCCGCAACGATGGTCAATGCCTTCTTCATTCTGTGGTTCCTCCTGTTATCAGCTGACGGTGATACGCTTCGCGCAAGCCGTGGAAACGACCTGAATGTCGCGAGCCCAGTCCACAGCGTAGATGTCGCTGCGGGCGGATTCATCACGATATTCGCGGACGCTGGTCACGCCGCCTTGCCCAGCCATGAAGCACTTGGCGAAGGACGGATCGTACACCGTGGCGGCGTCGTTCGCGATGAACACGAACACCTCGCTGCCGACGACGTTGGTCGCGCTCTTGGCGTTGCCCAGCTTGGCCGAGTCCTTGCCCATCACGCCGACGCGGACCTCGATGCCGGGGTTCAGGAGCAGCGAAGCCGCCTGCTGCGTGGTGACGCCGACAATCGCCGCGCCGGGGAACTTGGCGACGACCTTCGGATGGTTGCGGAACTTGGTCCACGCGCCCAAACCGAACACGATCCGGTTCGGCATGATGCCCGTGTTCGTGGCGATCGTCTCGATCTGCGAGTCGATTTCCGCGATGGGGTCGTTGCTGGCCGAGGTCCACACGCCGACGCCGCCGACAGCCGAAACCGCCGACTTGATCGCGCTGAACACCTGATCCTCGTGCGCCAGCAGAGCGGCGGACACGACGCTGGCGACCTTGCTCTGCTCAATGCCGAGCTGATCCTCGCCGGAAGCGGCACGCTCCGCGTCATCGATCGCGATTTCCAACGCCTGCGGCAAGCAGTTGTAGGTCGCGTCGCTGGCGTCGAACACGATACGGGTCGCGGAACCACCGACAGCGCGAGCCGTCGAGTACACCGCGAAATCGTTCTTCTCGCTGAACTTCTTGAACTGACCGATCGACGCGGCGACGCGGACGACCGGGGAAATGAAGTCGGCAAGAGCGGAGCGGCGATCCTGCGCGAGCCCCTGCGCGTAGTTCGTCAGGGTCTGATTGATGTTGGAAACGGTACGAAGTGGCATTGTGGTTCCTCCTTGGTTGACTAGCTGGCGTATACGATCGGGCCGTACAGGGCCGCTTCGATCAGATCACCGGACACTCCGGCTTCCAGAGCCTGCGCGACGAGCACGCGAGCACTTGAGGCGGCGTCAACGACGACGGTGCCATCAGCGGCGAGCTGCAGCTTGTCGTTGGCTGATACGGTCCCGGACAACTTGACGTGAACGGTTCCGCCGAAGTTCATCAGGGCGACGCTATCCTTGCCGCTGGTCGTTTCACCATCGAGGATCACGCCCATCGGGAGAGCGGTTGCGCTCGACACGATGGCCGCGCTGCCGCTGCTGTTGCTTACGAAATACCCCTGCTTGGTCGAATGATCTGCCGCCGGGGTCATGGCGACGATTGCGTTTGCTTTGACTACCATTTGTGCGTCCTCCTTGGTTACTTGAACAGTTCCGGCTTCTCACGACGGGCGCGATCCCACGCCTCATCGAAAGAAATCTTGTCGCGGTTGCGGATCTCGTTGACCGCCGCAACCTGTGAATCGTTGCCGCTGGCGACAGGCTGTCCGCCGCGATTGTGCAGCAGCTTCGCCGTCGGCTTACTGACCGAGCGCAACACCTTGAGCGTCGCGTCACGGTTGTTCAGCAGAGCAGCGCGAATCTCATCAGCGTTGCCGATTACGTCAGCGTGCTCGGCGAGGTCTGAATCGACTAACTTGCCTTCCAGATCCTTGATCCTGTTTTGCATCTGCTCCTTGTCGGAAGCGTATCCGCTCATCATCTCGTCGGCCTTCTTGACGCGATCTTCCATCTCGTGCATCGCCTTCGCGTGCGCCTCGATCGCGGCAACAATGGCCTCGTCCGATGAGTCTGCCGGGATGCCTAACATTTCCACGAGCTTCGCCTTGTAATCCATCGCGCCCTCCGTTTGATCTGCTGCGGCGTTCACCGCTTCGGGCGGGAGACTAGCAGAGTCGTCGACGACAGCAAGCGTTTTTTGTTTTGGAGCGGTAGCCCGGTTCACAAGCTCGGCGTCGTAAGGCTTCAACAGGCGGTTACGCGGCTCGTTGGTGAGTGCCGCCTTCTTGATGGATAGCGGTCGGATTTCACCGTCGCCCATCATCTCGGCGTCGGCTAGTGAGTGCGTGACGCTGGCAAACTTGTACGCCTTGCCAATAACAGCATCGCGCCCCTTCTGCGACCAGTCGATCCGCCCCCACAGTCCGTCGTCTCGCATCTCGACGTCCATGATCCAGCCTGCCGCCTCGCTGGTCTTGTCCGTGTCGCTGGAGAAATGATCCCAGTCGAGGAGCAGACCAGACCAACGCCCATCGGCCTGCTGCGTCTGCTGCTGCTCGCGGAAGCGGTTCACGATCGTCTGGATGCCCTCGCGGTCATACACCTGCACCAGATTGACCATCCGCCCGTCGGACGTTTCCACGTCCACCGGAACGCGCCCGAAGGCGATTAGATGCAGCCAGCCGTTGGCGTCGATCGCGCCCTCGGCGTTCAGGATTTCGTTTTTCATCGTGTTGCGCCCTCCTCGATACCGTTTGCGAATGCTGCCGACATTGCCTGCTCCAGCGCGGCGGCTAGGTTGTCAGCGTCGCCGACCATCTGCGGAAGCTCATTTCGTAGGCTGTTCAACGCCTCGACGAACGCGGCATCGTCCTTGATCTTGAGCAGGTCGCGGACCTTTGCCTTGACCGGGTCGAGGTCTTTGCCTGCCGCCTGCAATAGCGGTCGCAAGAACAGGTTCGGCTCCGCTGCGCGTTCCGCATTGCGTGCCTCCTCTCGGAGTTTCGCCTTGAGCGCGAAAATGACCCGTTTCATGCCGCGCAAGCCGAGAGTGCCGACCACGCCCCACTTCACCTGCGCGATGACGCCTGCAATGTTGGACAGGTTCGGCTCGACGCCCGCGTCCTTGAATTGTGCGCCGTCGTTGTAGTGCCGTGCCGCCCATGCTTCGCGCTCCTTGACCCACGACAGCGTGCCTTCGCCCCGGTCGCCGTCTAGGTATTTGCCCCAATACTCGTACGCCTCGTTGCCGCGAATGTTGCCGCCTGCCTGCCAGATTTCCGGCCAGTCGCGCCGTACGTCCTCGGCAAAGCCACGGTCGAAGCGGTCGAACGCGCTTTGTTCTAGTCGCGGGTTCTCCTCGTCGATCGCGTTCAGGATCTCGCCCTCGCGGTTCAGCAGACCGAACGGAGACGGTGCCGGGGTCGGTGCCGCTGCGGGTCTGGCGGTCAGTTTGTAGCCTGTCAGCTCGCCGAGCTGCTGCAGGTCCACGGAGATGCCCGCCTGCGCCAGTCCTTGTGCGTGCTGGATGACCTGCGACACGTCCACCTTGTCCTTGGCGGCAATCTCGAAATAGGCGAGGTGCGGTTGACCGGGGAAACGCGCATCTAGTTCAGCGGCATCGATGTACTTCTGGAACAGCGCGGAAATCTCGCGAGCCTCCGCCCGTGCGATTGTGTTGAACGTGTCCGAGTGTGCGCCGCCTGCGAGCGTACCAGATCCGGACTGCGTGAGCATGGTGAGCATACCGCCCGTCCCGGCAAGGATCAGCTTTTCGGTCAGGTGATCCAGCCGCGCCTTGAACGGAGTTTGACCCGTTGCCTCTTTGCCAAAATAGACGCTCGATCCGTTCGGTAGGTAGCCGCTGCCACCCTCGGCTGCCTGCTCTGCCGCGTCCCGGTATTCGCTTGCCTTGCTTTCCGGTACGTCAGGCGGTCCGATGATGATGGCGGACGGGATGCCGTATATCTCGATGAAGCTGTCCCAATCCTTCTCGGATAGGTTGGCCCGGATAAACTTGAGCAGCGCGATGCGGATAAGCGGACGCGCAACCTCGCGGATGATGACCGCATCGGATGCCGGGTCGATCCGGTATGCCGCGTCAAGTCGCGTGACGGTTTTCGGCAGACCCTCGGGGTTGAAATAGAAATCGCCTGCCATGCCGTCGCGGAGGATGCGCCACGGGTCGATAATCTCTAGGTGATTCGGCCCTGTCTGCGCCGGGGTGCGCTGCCCGTTCTCGCCGACCCGCTGCTTCTGCATGACCGTGAAGCCGCGAAACGTCGCGAGCGCGAGTGCCTCGATGCCTTGGTTCAGGTTCTGGATACCGTCATAAACGGCTCGCAGGTATGCCGCCTGCGCCTCGGCTAGTACCTTATCCGCGTCGCTTTGTGCCGTTTCGACGACCTTGATCTGCCAGTCGAGTTCTGAAATCGCCGACGTGCGCCGTGATATGAGCGCAAACAGGTCCGGGTCGCCCTGCTCAATGAAGTAGAACACCCACATCGGGTCGGCATATTCCCCGCGCTGGTACTGCTCCAGATAGTTGACCGCCTTCGAGATGGTAAGACCGCGCAACGGGTTGAACTGCTCGCGATACCTGTTCAGGTTCCGCAGCTTCTGGTCGAGCGTCTGCCCCGATGCCTTTGTAGGAATCGGACGCGGCGCACGGTTCTGCAATATGCCTCGTCTCATGCGATCACCTCCCTAGAGCCTCGCGTGATGATTGCCGCACGCATCCGGCCTCCGAGCGGTTGTGGCACAGTCGGCAGTGGTTTGGCAAGACTGGAGAACGCCGAGGACGCGCTGTCAACTTGGTCGTCGTGTTCGCCGTTCGGGAATATAGAAATCTCGTCGAGCCATGACTTGACCCACGAACCAGAAACGAGCCGGACGTTGCCCGCCTGCGCCTGTGCGAACATGGGCATTGCCCGCGTCACCTTGTCCGCGGACGGCCTGACCGCTCGGACGTTGTAGCCTGCGAGCATCCGAACCATCGACGCCGCCATCATCTTGCCGGATGATCCGCCCTCCTGCTCAAGCACAATCGGAACGTGCGGACCGTCTGACGCCGCGGTCTGTCGCAACAATTCCTCGACTCCCGCGGGTCCGGTCTTTTCCCTGACAACGTGTTCGATGGTGTAGATGCCGCCGCTCACGCTCATCAGCGTGCCGACGGTAAAGTCCGCGGACGTGCGTTCTGACGCGGCAAAGTCCCACGCCCGGACGCGGTGCTGCGCCTCATGCGGTGCCGCCTCGATGACCGGGAACCATTGCCGTTGAGCGATGTTTCCCCGCAGGTCAACAAACTCGCCGCCGATCTCCTGCGCAGCAAACGCGGATGTGTACTGCCCGGCAAGCGTATCCGCGAACGACTGCGGCAAGAATGGGTTGTCGCGTGTCTTCGCATGAAACAGCTCGACGTTTTCGCGGTCAGGATCGCCAAAGACTTCGTAGGTCCAATGCGCCCGGCCTTTCGGCGTAAAGGTCGCAGATAACCAGCCCTGTTCGCCAGCCTCGCGCAAACACGCAATCATAATGTCGTACGCATCGCGGTGCATGATCGATGCCTCATCCATCCACGCGCCGGATAGGTTAGGCCCGCGGAGCCGCTCGGGTTCATCAGCGGACCGGAACAGGATTTCAGCACCGTTGCCAAGGACGGCTCGCATATCGCCGCGGCTGAACTCGCGCAGGTAGTTGATCGACCGGGCGAACGTCTCGAACGCCCGCAGCGATGAGTCGCGCAGCATCGGATAGGTTGGAGCTGCCACCATGTACAGCCTGCCCGGACGCGCCCGCCGGATCAGGTCATACGCGCCGACAAACGACTTGCCAGCTCCACGTCCGCCGACGAATCCGCGGTATATTGCGGATGAACGCCTGAAGCGGTGCTGTGCATAGTGGAGCGATATTACTGTTTTCACGCATCGCTTCGCGATTTTCTCAATGATTCTGAAACAATTTTGGGGGCGCAATGTCTCCACGAGATTTTATGATGAAGGCGGCGATGCGATGTTCCCATTTCCGTCACCTTACAGCATGATGGTGCATACATGACAGTGAACATGCTTTTCACGTATGTTCCGAACTGCAAGTACATATCAGTCAGTCCGCCTGCGTTTGCTTGTGTCTGTGTTTGATTTACAGCGAGCATATTGATGGTGAACATGAGCTTCCCGCATATGGCATTTCTGACGTATGTATTCACATCCTCATTCATTCTGCCCATAAATGTGAATGGACGATCTACTCGACAGAAAAAGGTATTCATACACTTTCGAGATAGTCTTACTGACTTCGCGAAATTGCCAGCACCTCCGCCCATAAAGTCGCCACCTTGAGAATATGCAACGCAGATAGCATTTGATGAATCTAGGAAGTCGAGCGTGTATTGGAACAGACTATCAAGGTCGTGTATATCGGCATTGTCGATGTATTGATGGTTGTCGTCTGACTTATACCGAAAATCGACATAATCGTCGTCAAGCAACAGGAAGTGAGTGAGTCCCTCTTTTCGCGCAATACTCCATGCTGCATTGCGTGCGAATGTGACAGTGTTTCTTTTCTGGATATTATCCCCAAGGTCAAATGTTCCGACCATTTCTCTTTTAGAAAACACGCGAACCTGTCCCGGATATCGCTTGTGATACTCTGCTGCTGACTTGTCCTCATCGTCTATTAGGATGATGACGCGACCCGTATAGCCTTCACGCTGCAATGTCTTTGCAGTGACAATCCGATCGGCTCGGTTATGAGATACGATTATGACAGAGAATATCCGCTCACTCATCTGACACACCGCTGTTGTCCTTTGAGTATTGCTCTTTGACCTGATCTGATAGGCGAACAAAACCAAGCTCGATAGCCCTATTGAAATCAATGATGATGAGAGCACTATCCTCCATCAGCTTTTGCATCGATGCATCCGAGTGAGCATAGAACTCTGCAATGTTCTGATAATCAAATACGATATGCCTTGTTGCAGCTAGCAACAGAAATTGCTTTTGCTCATCAGTCATAGATGATGAGTTGATCTCGCGTACAAGTTGATCATATCTCGACTTGTCGTATAGCGCAGTGATGTCCGGCTTTTCTCCAGTTATCTGATACGCAGGTGCCTCGACCTTTCTGGTGTATGTTCCATCTGATGTAGCTGGTTCGTCCGGGTTCAACGCCTGCTCGATTGTGTCGCCGTCGAAGCCTGTCAGGTTCAAGTCGAAGTCCGCTTCCCGCAGGTCGGACAATTCCAGCCCGAGCAACTCCTGATCCCACTCGGCCTCCTCGCTGGTCCGGTTGTCCGCGATGCGGTACGCCTTGACCTGTGAAGCGGTCAGCCCTGTTGCGATGTGGACTGGCACCTCGTTCATGCCTAGCTGCTGCGCCGCCTTCAGTCGCGTATGCCCGACGATCACGACGCCCTCCTTGTCGACAACGATTGGTTGCCTGAATCCGTATTCCTTCAGCGATGCCATCACCTTCGGCACCGCGGCGTCGTTCTTTCTCGGGTTGCGTGCGTACGGGATCACCTTATCAATCGACCACATTTCGACTTTCATGCTTGCTCCGTTGTTGTCGGCGTTGTCTCGTCATCCGGCGTCATCTCTAACACTTGCCCCGGAGCCTCGACAAGCTCCTCGACGATTTGCAGCGTCTGCCCGTGTTCGATCTTGAGATTGTCCCGCACCTTACCTTCCATCCGCTCGGCAATGAACACGACCGCCCACGGTTCCCCCTTGATCGCTTTGGAAACGACGACG